GCCTTTAGGGTTTAACGGTTTTTATGTGCCAGGTTCATTTAATATAAATAAATGGTTTAGGCCAGTGGAAGGAGCTTTTCAGCTTTACCAAGGAGAAGATAGATTTACAGTAAATCCTGGAGATCCTATTATTTATATTAAGTTTAATACAGATAAAAAGGTCATACTTAAAAGATTTAAAATGAATGATGCACTGCATGAAGCTGTCTATAAATGTACTACATATAAGGTAAGCAGTCCGTGGCAAAGCCTGCCATTTCTGTATAGCCTCTTTACAAAAAATAAATGGGGAGATATAATTAGGAAGAATGTACTAGAGAGTTTGGATAAAAATGAATATTAAAGAAATAAAGGAAGTAAGTAAGCAACTTGGACAAAGGTCTTATTGGACTAAGGTAAATGTCATAGAGTTTTGGGCATTTTCAACAAAGCTTGCTATAATCTTTCCAGGCCTCTTATTTGGCAAACAGTTTTGGTGGCTATTTATATTTGCCTTGGTATCCAGCCTTGCGTTAATATTTACTTCAACAATTAAAACATTGCCAACAATTATTTACTTTAATGTAGGGTGGTCAATACTAGCCACCGTTGCTATTTTAAAGCATTTCTTATAAGGAGAAAAAATGACAGAAAACATGGAAAGCGTAGAAGAATCTACACCGCAAGATGAAGTAAAAGAAGATGACTCTCAAAAAGTTGAGACCCTCTTTTTCGTAGTAAAGGACCTCAATGGCACATTTCGTGTAATTACAGATGTTTCAAAGAAGTTTGAGATTCAAAGACAAGCAAGCCTATTGGATATCAGATCGGCAGCAAAAGATATTGCCAGCGCTATTTCTACTAGAGAAACAGCTGAAATGGTAGTAGCCCTTCTTAACCAATCAAATAAGCAATCTGATAACTAATACTGTATAATATAAAATATGTCTTACCAACTGAAAGTCATCAAGGACTCTCCAGTGGGCTTCTGGCTCCTGGATGAGTCTTCTGGTGTTATTGCAGCAGATTCATCTGGATGTGGAAATAATGGAACCTACGTTGGTTCTCCTGCATCTAACATGTTGCCATTAATTCCAGGCGGCATATCTGGAACCAAGATAACCAATACGGCATACGTTACTTTGCCAACATCAAAAGATTTTTATGGCGCTATAGTTTCCAATGGGCTCGCAAATAAATACTCATCAGATAATGACTTTACTTTAGAATTGTGGATAAGTCCATCTATTCAGTCTTCAACAGAAACTACAATATTTGCAGATGCAGCAGATAGTATAGGTTTATATTGGGAAAAGGGCGACGTAGTGTTTAGGGTTGCAGACACAGAACAAATTAGGTGGGCAGTAACATATACTAAGAAAACAATACACCTTGTAGGCATATATTCAGTAAATTCTATTTCTCTATATATTGATGGAACTCAAGTAGCCACTAAAACTTTAGATCCTAGTTTTAAATTTACAAACACAGCATTTGACCTACAGATAGGTCCAACATCTGACTCTGGAGATTCTTTTATAGTAGACGCTCCAGCAGTATATAGATATGGATTAAATTCAACGGCAATTACAAGACATTACAATGATGCCAATTATTACATACAGCCAATACATGTAGTGAACCCAGAAGAAGGAACATTATTTTCATGTTCAGATAGAACAAATAGAATAGATTTCAGCTATACCTATGGAGTGGATGCTACATGGGATAGCTTTATAGACTCAAATACATACTATGACGATAAGGGTAAATATATAGGATTTATTCCAACAGATACACCCCAGCCTAAGTCTTTTATTATCAACGACTTCTTATTTGTTCCAACGGAGTCAGGTCTTATAAACTCTAAAATTGAGTGGAGGAATGAATTAGGTGTATCAGTTGAAACTAGTATAGACGGAGCAACATACCTACCTTGCGTGAATGGAGAGGCAATTCCACAATATAAAAAAGGAAGCTTCGATACAAATGGACTCCTATATATTAGAATTACCATGACTACTACAGATGCTAGCAAATTCCTGCCAAGACTTTCCCATTTTTCAATTAAGTTTTATGGCCAGACTAAGATATATGCTGATAACTTTAATAGCTACATTGAATCAGATGATCAGTTTGCCATAGGGTCTTTAAACTATTCCCCGCTTCTTAGACATTATAATAATGGGATTAGGCCTGCTTCAGGATATGGATTTGATATCAATACTGAATTAGATATAAATACAGTAGAGATGTTTTTTACTCCTAAAACAACTGTAGCAAATACTTTATTTTATGATCCAACAACCAGCACCAAGTATGCCTGGAATGGGTCTGGAGCGGTCTCTAAAGCCTCTATAAGCAAGGTTTACGTCAATGGGGTAGATAAGACCTCACAGACCAATATAAGCAATTTCCTAGTGGCAGGAGAGCCACATCATATTGTTTTAGTGTTTTCAGCACCAGTAACTGGATCTCTTCAGTTTAATTATGAAACTTCAGGCGGACCAGATAATCTATATAATAATATTGCTATATACAATAGATCTCTTAATGAGGAAATGGTAGATGCCCATTTCGATTTATATTGTGGACGACCATCCGTTTCGGTATCAGATCCAGTCATAGACATGACAGAATTGGCTCCAGTATATTATGATAATGACTGGGTAGTGGTACAAAGCGTATAAATTTGTCATCAACCTTGACAAAAAGCTGGACTTAGATTGTAAAGAATGGTAAAATAAAACTCTATGGATATCAAAAAATTAGGCGCAAAGTTTAACGAGGACGAGACAACTCTTGGAATTTATGTCTGGGAAATGCCAGATGGACGCTGGATTGGGGATGACGATGGGAATTTTCTTTCGATCACGTCAAAAAAAGGCAATAGATCCAGAATCGATGCTTTGGCTAGAGAAGTTCGCACATACGGTATATATGAGGGCGGGCCTAAATTTCTTATGGGTAAAAGAAAAATCAACGACGAAGAGTACGAAGAGCAGCAAACAAGATTAAAATGGGGTCTTACACCAGACCCACTTGATATTGGTGAATATAAGGACCAGATAAAGGCCCTTAAAAATGGGGGAACAAGATGATAGAGTTTATTGATGATGAAGGCGGAGAAGAAGTATCAATTTCTAATGTTGCAGACTGGATGAGATTTAATACTCCAGTAGAGTCAAAGAGTAATGACCCATTTAAAATTCAGGGAGAAGACTTAACAAAGGTATCTGGATTAGGCGCTTCATTCCGTCGTAAGATGAATAGAGATTTGCAAAAGCGTTTCCAGGGAATTGATGGAACAGAAACACAGCAGAACTTACTTGCACAAGCTATCACTGGCTATGCAATGTTTGACCTTATTGAGCCACCATATAATCTAGATTATCTTTCACAGATTTATGAAATCTCTCCATATAACTATGCAGCAATTAATGCTAAGGTTTCCAATATCGTTGGCCTGGGCCATGACTTTGTTGAGACAAGAAAGACACAGGAAGCATTTGATAATATTACAGACGACAAAGCATTAGATCGTGCACGTCGTAAGCTAAATCGTCTTCGCCAAGACCTTTATGATTGGCTAGAAGAATGCAACGAAGAAGAAACATTTACTGAAACTTTAATTAAGGCTTATACAGATGTTGAGGCAACAGGCAATGGGTACCTTGAAATTGGTAGAACCTCAGCAGGTAAGATTGGATATATCGGACATATCCCAGCAAAGACAATGCGTGTGCGTCGTTTGCGTGATGGCTTTATTCAATTGCTCTACGGTAAGGCTGTTTATTTCCGTAACTTCGGAGATCAAGAGACACCAAATCCGATTGATGGCGGACTAGAGAGACCAAATGAGATTATTCATTTAAAGAAGTATACGCCAACAAATAACTATTACGGCATCCCAGACATTATTGCATCACAGAATGCAATGGCAGGAAATGAATTTGCTGGCAAGTATAATCTTGACTACTTTGAGAATAAGGCTGTTCCAAGATATATTATCACTGTAAAGGGTGCCAAGCTATCTACAGAGTCTGAGCGTAAACTCCTTGAATTTTTCCAGGTTGGACTAAGAGGTAAGAATCATAGATCTCTATATATTCCACTTCCACCAGATTCACCAGACTCAAAGGTTGAATTTAAGATGGAGCCAATTGAGGCAGGAACTCAAGAGTCTTCATTTAATGTGTATCGTAAATCTAATAGAGATGAAATTCTATTGTCTCACCGTGTGCCAATTAATAAGATTGGAACTCCAGAAGGTGTTAACTTGGCGGTGGCAAGAGATGCCGATAAGACATTTAGAGAGCAAGTATGTCGTCCAGCTCAAATGAATTTAGAGAAGAAATTGAATAAGATTATTCAAGAAATGACAGACGCCCTATTGCTTAAATTCAACGAGTTGACTTTGACCGATGAAGATACCCAGTCTAAGATCGACGAAAGATATTTAAGAATGCAGGTAATTACCCCTAACGAGGTTAGAATTAGAATGGGTATGGTTCCACTTGATGGTGGAGATAAGGTTGTAGAATTAAAGCCACAGGCCCAGGCAGAGGTTAGGGCACAGGCTGGAAAAACTAGAACTAGAGATTCTGAAAGGTCTGCAAATTCACCAGATATTTCTGGGGAAGGCAGAAATGCTCAGGGCGACGGAAGGCAAGTTGACTAGCCCTACTCAACCATTATTTGCGTTATAGTGAATAACGCTATAAAATTAAGCATATGAATATTGAAAAATCTTTGTGGTCTTCACATGGCGATAACATCAGTTTATCTGTGCCATTCACTAAAGTCAATCGTGAAAAGCGCACAGTCTCTGGCTTTGCGACACTCGATAACTTAGATCAGACAGGCGACGTTGTTTCAGCAGAAGCAAGTCTAAAAGCATTTGAAAATTTCCGTGGAAACATTCGTGAGATGCATGGATCAAATGCAGTTGGCAAAATGGTTTCATTCAGACCAGAAACATTTTATGACCCAGTAACAAAAGAATTTTACAATGGCGTTTATGTAGATGCATACATCTCAAAGGGCGCACAGGATACTTGGGAAAAAGTTCTTGACGGAACTTTGGCAGGTTTCTCAATTGGCGGAAAGATTATTGATTCAGAGAATGAAGTTAACAAGTCAACTGGTAAAGCAGTACGCTTCATTAAAGAATACGCTTTGATGGAATTATCAGTAGTTGATTCTCCAGCAAACGAGCTATGCAACATCTTGTCTGTTCAGAAAATGAACGGGCAGCTAGTATTTAAAGGAATGGCAACAGAAGTTGTAGCAGAAAATATTTTTTACTGTGCAGACAGTGATTCAGTATTTGTATCAACAGAGTCATCATATGATTCCCCAGTTACAGGTAAGCCTGCAACATTGATCGGTTGGGTAGAATCAAACGATGTTAACAAAGCAAAAGAAATAGATAAGATTCTTGATTTACACAAAAAGTCAAGATTGTCCATGCCTGAAACACAAATTGCAAAACAGGCAGACATAGAAGGAGGTAAAGAAGTGTCAGAGAATACAGAAAACGTAGTTGCAGAAGATGCAGTAGCACCAGAAGCAGCCGTAGAAGACACAGCAGCAGTTGCTCCCGCAGAGGAAGCACCAGCTGTTGAAGAAGCTCCTGCAGATGCAGTAGCAGACGCTTCTGCCGAAGTTCTAGAAAAAGCAGCCGACGTATCAGAAGTTATGGTTGATGAACCTGATTTTGCAAAGATGCTAGGCGATCTTAAAGGCTTTTTCTCGGATACACTAAACAAGGCTTCAGAAGCAAATGCTGCTCAAGTTTCAGCTATTAAAGATACAGTTGAAACATTCAGCAAGAGCGTTGATGGCCGAATTTCAGAATTGGCAGAACAGCATGCAGCACTTTCAAAGGCTGTAGAAGATATCAAGAACACGATTGATGGCGTAGAAAAGCGTGTCGATGCAGTAGAATCAGAGACTGCAATTAAGAAGTCCTCGGACCTTGGCGGGTCTCAGGAAGTAACAATCAAAAAATCAAAGTGGAACGGTTCTTTCCTCGGTTCCGTGAATGAAATTTTTAACTAAAAAAGGTAGGTGAAAATATAAAATGAGTAATGAAACATTAGAAAAGACAATTGCTGCAGGTACAACTGCAACAGGTACATTTGCTTCCACAGCTGGTGGAACTGGTGTACACCGTGCATCCGAAAACGGAAACGGTGGTCTTCTAAACCCAGAACAATCTGCCCGCTTCCTAGACTACATGTTCGACGCAACCGTAATTGGAAAGGTCGCACGTACTGTCCGAATGAGAGCAGATACAACTGAGATTGATCGTATGTCAGTAGGCGAGAAGCTTATGAAGCTCGCAACTGAAGGTGATGATACAGCAGCTAACGCAGCAGTAACATTCTCTAAGATCTCTCTCTCAACAAAGAAGCTTCGTCTAGATTGGGAACTTTCAACTGAGTCTCTAGAAGACAATATTGAAGGTGCAGATCTAGAAGATCACATCGCCCGCATGATGGCAACACAGGCAGGTAACGACATTGAAGATGTAGTCCTTAACGGAAATACATCACTATCATCAGATAACCTATACAAGGCATTTGATGGTGTAGTAAAGAAGGCAAAGGCAAACGGTCACGTTGTTGATGCTGCTGGAGCTGCCGTTTCACGTGCAGTATTCAACTCAGCACTCAAGGCACTTCCACGTAAGTACAAGCAACGCCGTGCAGACCTTCGTTTCTTGGCAGGTTCAAACCTTATCCAAGACTTCCTATATGCTAACAGCATTGGAACAAACCAGACTATTCCACAGGATATCGCTTCAAGCGTAATTCGTGGACAAGGCGTACAGCCTCTAGGTGGTCCAGCAGGTTATGTGGCTCCATTCGCATTCGGTATTCCGATTGTTGAAGTTCCACTACTTCCTGAAGCACAAGATGGCGACTACACAGGTGAGACAGGTAACCACGGAGATATCCACTTGACATTCCCA